GCTGTGACAGTGGCTGTACCGAAAGTTAGATCCGCAAAGTCTGTGAATCCTGTTGTGCCACCACTTGTTGGGTTTACATTAGTTAACGCTGCACCAGCAGCAGTGTAGTTTGTTCCTGATACCTCAGCAGTTGTAGTATACGCAGTAGTTGCAGCCCCCATTGTTGCTGAACTTGTGTACAAAGCCAGTTTAAATGAGTTGCCTCCTGAAGCTAAAAAATTATGCTTAGCTTCTAACAGTTCTTTTTTAAAGCTAGTTGTTAGTGTTGATGTAATTGCCATTATTTTAACTCCTTCAATATTATTGCTAAATCTTCGTGTCCTTGCTCTATAAGAAGGTTTCTCATGGTACAACGCTCACTGTTGATCGCTTCTTTAATATAATAAAGTATTGTATTGTAAATTGCTAGTCTGAAAGCCTCGGCTTGAAGTCGAACGTGAGGTTCTGCATTATCAGAAATGCTGCATATCCTAGCCGTGCATGTTTCTGCCCAAAATTCAGGTGAATGCCCTTTGTTTTTAGTGGTAACAACTTCTATAGCGCCCAAACTTCCTGCTGTATTTACTTCTATCATATTAATACCTTTTTGCTTCGGGTGGAGTATTAACCGTCATAATAACTTCACCATCTTCCCTGTGCTTTTCTTTCATGAGTTTACTGTATTCTTTATACCCCATGGTAAAAAACTCATCTTCGTCTATTAAAATTAATGTTGGGTCTTCAAGACGATGATACCCATACAATTTTTCTTGAATTGGAACATCGGTGTCTAAAAGTCCCGATCTAGGAGCAACGCTTACTACCATTCCATTTTCTATACACTTAGCTAACCAAAATTCTACACAGGATCTTCCCGCCTCAGCAAAATGTAAATTACCTTTATAGGTAAAATCTATACCAAATAAACTTAATTTAGCCACTTTGTTATATAAAGCAAAAGCAATAGCAAAAGGAATTGTATTATTAAAATAAGAACATTGAGTGGCTTTAACAACATCAAGTAAGGGGTACTCAACTAAGCCCGGACATCTTTCATCTAGTTGACACGTATAAATAGGCCCGGGGTGTTCTTTAACCACACTAACCATAATTCCTGTTTGGCTCCCCGCAGCATCTGAGTCTAAAAATCTAGAAGCTGGATCCATCATAAACACTCTGTCGCAGTCTGTTATGCCTGCCATGGCATTAATACCCCAAACTTCGTCCCATTTTTTACTGTGTGATTTAGCTAAATGAAAGTCTAATTGGCTTTCGCCCATTGCAACCAAAGCAATTTCTGCTCCTTCTAACTCTTTAATTTGACTCACGTAGTGGGTATTCTAACTTGATCGTATCTGTATTGTGATTGTGTTCCAGCGCCTCCACTAGTATTTCTAAGCCTATCTAAAGCATCTTGAAATCGTTGTTCGTACCCACCTATTTCAGCTGCATCCATTTTTAAAAAAGTACCTGCTTCTACTAAAGATCCATAAAGCATACAGTTAATAGCATTTTGAGATAACCATGTTGTACCACTATCTGCTCCTGCTGTTAAAGAAGTAGGCCTATAAAAATAATGCAGTTCAAACGTAAAGTTAGCATTTGGTGTAGGGGCTAAAATAAAAGAGTCACTATCAAACTCCGCGTAATATTTAGGAGCCCCGGTCTCGGTTGATACTGGTTTATAGCTTTTCATAAAACTTACTTGTTTTAATAAAAGATAATTATAAACATTGCTCGTGCTAATTGTAGCTAAGCTAAAAGGAGCTAAAAAATCATTGGGCATTGCCAGATAAGTTGTACCGGATGTTGCTGTACCAGTTACATTCTTTTTAAAATTGTCCAGCCATACATTCTTTAATATACGTTCTTCTGTTTGTAAAATAAACGTAGGCAACGTAGCCACAAAAGTAGTCTCAGAAGTATCTACATAATTCTCTATGGCTGTTTTTAATGTGCTGTACGTAAAACTCATGTCGTTGTTATTGTAACATCACCTACGGAAGCAGTCATTTCAGTCGGTGTTGTTAATACTGTACCAATAATACCTAATCCAACGTTTGTGTAAACAGTAAATGCACTTGGTACTACGCTTACATCAGGTCTAGGCTGTAAAAGAGCCTCTGCATCTGGTCTAACATGAGGGGCCTCTAATTGAGGATGTTTAACATCAAAACACTCATAACAAGCTTTAACACCATCCCATTGAGTCTGTAGTGTCTTTAAACGAAAACGTTGGCTACATATATCGCAGATTCCGAATGCGTATTTAGCTGATGCAAAAGCCATTACTAAACTATCATTCTAGGAGGAAGAAAACGAGAACTCACTGAATCTATATCTTCAGAAGCAGCTCGATCAAATTCCTCATCATAAACCTGTTTTAAAAGAGCCATTCTATCGGGTGCTCTTTTCATTGCTATGTAATAAGCTAACCCTGCTGTCATACAAGGCAAAAATCTAAAAACAGTTTCCATGTTATTAGTAAAGTCCCCGGCATCTTGCATTCTAGTTAAAGCATAATAATAAATTACATCGGTAGAATTTTCAGGAGTGGGGTATAAATACACACGCGGTGTAATGTGTCTTTCTAAAAAGAACTGGTTAGGTCTAGCTTGTGCAGTTTTATTGGGTATATATAAATAATCTGAACGACTAAGCCTTTCTAATTGATAATCTTTGCTATCGCGTTGAACCACAGCAGAGGTAATGTCTACTATATCTGTTCCTAGATCTTGGTAGTTAGTTCCTTGTGTTACAGTAAAATTATGCTTGGTTATTAACCATTGATTAAGACCACGATTAGACCACTCTGCTATCATTATGTTCAAAGACCGTCTAGCAGTCTCCAAATCATATCCTGTGCGCAGTTCTAAACCACAACGTTCGTAAGCTTCTTCTATAAGCTCATCAACACTAAGGTCAAAAGATGTAGTTTCTGATGTAGCCATTTCTAGCCGCCATACATTTTCTTAGATTTCTTTTTAACTTTACCGCCGTGCTCATAGCCCATAACTTCGCCACCGCCCATGTAACCAGATTTACTTTTAGTCCAATCTTGGCCATTGCGAATAGCTTCTCTTCTGTTTCTCATTCCTGGCATAGTTTTCTCCGATTAAGCGTGAAACGCTGTCATTGTTCCAAAAGTGCTACGTGTGTATTGGACATAAATTCCAGCTGAAAAATAAACACCATCATCTGGCATTGTTACGTCTCTGGATACAGTTGCACTAGCAACACTTCCTAATTTCATTCTACTTGTTCCTACAGGAGAAGTTGTTAGAAAATCTATAGTTCCAGCTGTTGCTGAACTTACTATAAACGTTCCTTTTAATCTCCCCGGACCTGCAAAAATAACATCCGCCGCGGAATTATTGATTCCTGCGGATACGTTACCAGCTGGGTTACCAACTGCTGAAATACCTGATATTGTTTTAAAATATGAAGACCCAGTAGCTGTGCCTGCATTAGCACCTGTTATTGACTCTGTTTGGGAATCCCCATTAACATCAGTACCTGTAACAGTGAATGATTTAGCTGCATCATTCCCAGCAGAAAGAATAGTTACTACTCTTCCAGAATCAAGAGCAACCGCACCGCCAGAAGCCAACGCGCCACCTATTACAAGTGCTGCGTTATTTCCAACTGCTGCTGCTACTGATATGCCGTCAGCATCTAAGGCCGTGGTATCGGCGGTAATAAAGACCGCTTTTACGTCTGTACGTCCTGCCATGATTAACTCCTACTTATATATTAAGTTTAATTAATGAGTAATCAGTAGTTACATCAACCAACATACACGTACCAACGATATCTAAAATGTCGCTTGTTGCGGGGGCTACAGCACCAGCAACGCCTGCTGATCTCACTACGTTATGCCCAAGCACTATAGTTCCTGCTGTCAATACTGCTGCTGGTCCATAAGTTTGGAACCAACCGTAAGCACTGGCTGCCATGTCAACAACAGGGACACCCATTGCTGCGCCCGTTTCTGCTGCTGGTGCAACTAGAACGGCAGACCAAGGGTCTGCTATTAATGAAACTTTAGATGAAGTTGCTACTGCTGTAGCTAAAGCATCATGGGTTGTTATAACAACTGAAGGATCAGATGAGTGATCGTGAGCTGGGTTAGAAGCAATTTTCATACATTGTCCTTCGCCTGCACCATCATTAACATAAAGATAACCGTCTTTATACTGGTTAGCTGTTAAGTCAGTTCCTGCTGTTTCTATTGAAATCTCATACTCACCCGCAGCAACTGCTGCTGTAGGGGCTAAGTCTTGGTGATCTGCTTTAGTTCCAACGGCTGTTTGAACAAGTTTTCCTGCTGTTAATGCAACACCGCCTGCTAAACCGTATCTAAATACTCTATCACCGTAGTACAGAACTGAACCGAAAGGGATATCATTACCTAATGGGTCTGTTATAGAAGTTGTACCACTTGTGAAAGGATTGATAATATGGTCAGGGTTAGAACCTTTCCCGAAAAGAACATCGGTAGGAGCTGCACCTAAAATACTACTTGTACCAGTAACTGAACCTAACGAGTACATACCTCCTTCTCTAGTTCCGTAGGTAGTCTCTGCACCTGTTGTGCTGTTTACTCTATAAGTGTTGTAACCGTTTTGTGAGCGGACTATTCCGCTGAATGAAGTTTTTGCCATGATTTTTTCTCCCGAAAAAATAAATCTATCATCTTGGCTTGTCTGCTAGGTCAGTAGATAGATTAAAATTAAAATACCCTAGTTCTGGGTTCGATTCTATATAAAAAAAGGGGAGAAGTAAACTCCTCCCCAAATTTTATTTACGCTCCTGGTGAACCGTAAATACCACGCCAATCGCTAAAGCCGAAGCTGTAACGTTCACGTGCCTTATAACGGACATTTCCGCTTTCAAAATCACCTTCCATACCACTGGAAACAGGGGTACGAATAAAGTGTTTAAGACCGTTCGGAACATCAGTTGTTAGGAACCAAGCATCTGAGTCAGTCAGATAATGATTAACTGAATAACCGCCTGAGACCATTCCCATGTTGCGGAGAGCGTTAATATCATTGTCTGCTGTACTTACTCTGCCTGGAGTATTTAGTAGACGATCCGCTATAAATTGCAAAGCAGGCGGAATTATTAATTTCTTAGCCTGTGCATTTATCTTAAGAGCTCTTTCATCTTTGAACGATGCAATATCTATCATTGCTTGTTCTAGTGAAGTCTCGTTAAGATCTGCTGCTGTGCTTGGTTCGTTCGCTAAATCACCAGCAGTTAAAGTGGGGTGATCAGTTGCCAATAAGGCTTTACCGTCACCACCAGCAGTTGCGCCAGCTGTGAATCCGTTATTTAAAACGTTCGCAGCTTTTACTTGCTTGGTTTGATGCATAGAACGTGCCAGTGCACGAGTGTATCGTGCTGACAGCGAATCATAAAGGTTGTCTTCCATTGCTTCTTCTGTTAAAGAAAATGCGAGTGCAATAGTTTCGTGTGTATATCTTGCCGTGAATGTTTCTTGGGCATAATCGTACACTACTGCTGCGCCTTCTCCTTTAACTGGTGCTTCCCCGAATCCTGAAAGCATTACTTCTTCCTCGAAAGCCCTGTCCGAAGACTCGGTATCGAAAATTTCTGCATGCTCATCTGGATACTGGTCATACTCCAGTCCAAAAAGAGCATTTAGACCTGGAACTAACTCTTTGACGAGTTGTGCTCTGTTAATAGCCATTTATATTACTCCTAATTAAACTGCGAATACGCTAGTTGGGAAAGTGAAAAAGCCACGAGCATACGCTGCAATCGAGTTACTAGGGGTTAATTTATAACCTACATGTAACGCAATTCCAGACGAAGTTGTTGCTGTGACACCTTCTTTTGAACGACCAGAATTACTATCACCAGCTGTTGTGCTTAGTGTGTACTTACTCCCTATGAAACCTACAGTGGGGGTTCCCGCTGTAAATTGTGCCTCATAGACAATTCCTGGATCGCTATAAACAAGAGCTTCGGCATCAGCTCCACCTAAAGTTGCAGTACTGCCAGTCCAAACTTTTGAAAAAGTTGGGTTGCCAGAACTATCCGAGTAATACACGCCATAGAAAACACCGCATAGAGTACCAGTTGCCGTCCCTTGGATCACATAACCACTAGATAAATTTACAACATCACCACTAAAGATGGATGCTGAAGTTTCACTAGCGATTCTCAGTCTTGCAGGACGAATAGTACCACCATACATGTGGTAAGCAGGCGTAAATCCGTCAGGATCGTTTGTATTTGCCATTTTATTTCACCTTATATATTAAGTGTTATTATTCAAGATTAACTAACCTTTATTCTCCCTACTTCCAAACGTCGTACGACTAGATCGTTGAGGTGCGTCAATAGGCATTAAAGGGTTACTTTCTCTCATTAGTTGAGAATCAACCGCTTCCATAGTAGCATCATTTACACCTTTGTAGTGAGCTTCTCTTTCTGCGACTGTTTCTTCAGGTATTTTGGCTAAGATCAATCCACCTACTCCAATAACTCCAGCGTGTCTGCCGTCATCAATCGTAGGAGCTTCAAAATCAGGGTGATCTGATGCTCTTACTGGTTCGAATCCTTCACGAATACGTTTTGACATATTCGATCTGTCTTCTTGATTGAGAATACTTTCACGTATCCATCGATATTTAAATCCAGGAGGTGCCTTTGGGGCGTCTAAACTGGAAGGTGGTTGCCAAGGTTTTCTGCGAGTTTGAGTGTCTCGTGACTCTGCAGACCGTGAGTTACGGTCAGTGGTGACTTCTGTTTTATTTTCTTCTGTCATTTTATACTCCGTTATTGAACATGCTTCGCATATTCTTCAAGTGGCACTCCTAGCTTCTTCGCTATTGCGACTTGGCTAGTTGTGAGTTTTACTTTTCTAGGTTTATTTACAGTGGTTGCACCAATGCTACCACCAGCTACTGCTTGAACATGCTGTTGGGCTTGTTCAAATTTATGTGGGAAAGCATCTTTGATGCGGTTATCTAAAGCATTATAATAAGCGTCAGAAGTTGGGTCAACCCCTTGTTCTTCTACTATCTGCCTGTGGAAAGCGAAAGCTGAAGAAGTCATAGCTACATCATCCCCAAACCACGAATTACGCTGTGCCCATGCTTCTGCTTTTGGGTCTGGTGCAGGAGGAGCAGTTTGTTGTTGTTGGGGTTGTGGTCGTTGGAGTTTTCTAGCCTCTTCTTCAATTTGAGCTTCTTCTCTTTCTTTATGCAGCCTGTTTAGACTTTCTGATTCTACAGATAATTTAGCTAGACTTTCTTGAGCTTCTATTAATCTATCCGTATCATGTTCTTCGTGTGCTTGTTTTAATTGTGCTTTTGCTGTTTCTAAATTTGCATCTACTCTTGAGTTGTATTCGCTAAATAAGTTTTTATCTGTTTTATTTAATTTTGTTTTTGTTGTGTCTAATTCTTGTTTTACACTTTGCGCAAATTTAAGTGCTGCCTGTTCACGTCTTTCAGCTTCACGCATTTTATACGTTAGCTTGTCTATACGTTTTTTAACAGAGTCACTGTATTCTGCAACTTCCTGATCGTGCTCTTCAGAAACTGGTTCTTCTACTGTTGTTGTTATTTCTTCAACAGCCTCTAGTGAAGTTTCTTTTCCTTCATCTTCTGAAGGAAGTTCTATTTCAACTTCTTCTGTTTCTACGTTTTCTGCAACGCCTTGCATGGTTTCTGCCATGTTCATAGTCCTCGATGATAGCGTGAAATTTTATAAAAGTAAATCATCCTGCTAAAATATCTTCAGGGTCATTGATTACTGCTAAAATTTCATCGTCGTTTAATAAACGCAAATCTCCGCCTTCAATTTGAATGCGGGCACCTGCATACCTGCCAAAAATGATCCAATCCCCTTCTTGACACCATGGTCCTTCTGGGAATTTATTGCCATCTCTGTACGCATCTGGACCAAGCCTCACTACATACCCAACTACTGTCGCCAGTCGCTCTTTATCTACTGTTTGCTTAGCCAAATGAATTCCTCCTCTTGTCACTTTTCCAGGAACAAAAGGTAATATTAACATCCTATACCCTGTAGGTTTAGGGAGTTTTTCTTGTAAAGAAGCGTCTTCTTGGAGCCTCTCTACGGTAAAAGCATCGGTTTTATCCTCCACTTCTTCTGTGCTGAAATTGTCTACAAAATCAGGCACTGTTTTTGATTTTTCGGTATCTGATCCAAAATTAGATAATGTCTTCATCTTCTATTCTCATCCTTTTATGCAGGTCTAATATTTCTCGTTCGGCAAAATCTAGACCTGATATTTCACCTACGATTCTCTGGTACTGTCCGTAATCACCAGCACCACCAGCTGCAAGCATTTCTGATAATTCAGATTTACGCTTGCGGTATTGTTTGAGCAGAAACTCAGTTGTTTCTAACCAATCCAACTATTTCTTTCCTTTCTTTTTAGCTTTACCATCATACACGGCTTTATCTCCTGGACGGATAAATTTATCTGGGTCTCCCCTGTACATATCTCTTCTGGCTGTCATTCCTGGCATCTTTTTCTCCTAATTGTGTTTAAACATTATTTTTTCTTTACTGGACCACCGTGAGTGTAGCCTCTGACTTGACCGTCGACACCTTGCATCATTCTAGCTCTGGCATCTTCGGTAACTGGTCCACCTAAATTATAACCTTTCACCATACCACCCATGTTCATCTTTTTTGCAATGGGTGAGAATTGTTTTTTCATTCCTGGCATTATGTTCTCCCGTATTCTACAAACTTCAAACCTTTCGTGGCTGCTCCACCACCTTTAGCTTTTCTAGTTATCTTTTTAATTTTAGTTCCTTCTAAACCTTTAATTGGATTTTTCTTTGGTCCGCCTTTCATATTATTCTCCTCGGCTTTTTGTATCAGCTTCTCGTACTTGTCTTAAATTGTCAGC